AATATAATTCAACTAGCAAAACAACTATGGGAGATATAAGATGTATGACGAACCTAAATACCCTAGCGATTTAAAAACAAATCCAAAAACATTAAGACGAAACACCGATCCATTCACAAGCCATGAATCTGCACAGAAAGTGGATACAAATAGAATGGAAAGTATTGTTTATGGAGTCATAGATTCATTTGGAGAAACTGGTTGTATATCAGATCAGGTGCAGTATGCCTTGCCTGAATATCGATACAGCACGATTACAGCACGCTACAAGCCACTAAAAGACAAAGGTCTAGTAATGATAGACGGAAGAACCATTAAAGGCGAGTCAGGGAGAAGCCAGCTAAGAATGTGGAGTGCTAGGCATTTCTTGCATGAAACCATAACGGAAGAAGATATATTCCAATCATTAGCTGAAGCAAAGGCTGGGATATGATGACCGATACTGAGCAGTATCATGCTCAAGCTATAGATGTTTTAGATGCACGTATAGCTGAACTAGAGGATAAGCACAGAATTATAAATCAACAAAATGAAGTGCTTATGAATTTATTACGCAAACTAATAAGAGGTGAAAATGAGTAATTTAGCGAAAACTATGGATGCCATTGCAGACTTACACAAGTCTCATGGTGTTAAACAAAAAGGTGGCAAACTATACACGCAAGTGGTGCATAGAATGGAAGCCTTTAGACGAATACATGGCACAGACTTTGGTGTTGATACACAGATACTTGTCAATGATGGTACAAAAGTAGTTGTAAAAGCTATCATAACGGACAAGGATGGTAGGGTAATTGGTTCAGGTATGGCAGAAGAAATACGAGGACAAGGCATGGTTAATACTACATCTGCCCTAGAAAATGCGGAGACAAGTGCGATTGGTCGTGCTCTTTCTTCACTAGGTCTTGCTGGTGGAGAATACGCAAGTGCTAATGAAATGGATGCCGTTATCAGAAAAACTGATGCCATTGAGCAACAAAAGGTAGTTGTCAAGCCTGTAGAAGAAGCACCTAAACCAAAGCCACTTATTGAACAACCAACAATAACAACTGAAGAAAGAAGGGAGAAACATCAAGATAAAATAAAAGATTTCGATCATTGGTGTGGGCAAAAGAAAGTAGTGCAAGAGCTACATGCCTATTTCAATGAGAGCAAAGTAACACTTGAAGAAATCAAGAAACATAATCCTGATATCTTCTCTAAGATAATAGACGTATTTACAAAACATGAAACATTACTAGAAAGGAAATTCAATGGCTAATCGTTATATAAAAACCGCAAACATTACATTATATCCAAACTCTGAGGGCAAGGCTACTCATGGTAACTCAAACTGGAAGCCATATAAAGATGGTTCCCCAGCCGATATACACTTGAGAAAAGATGCTAAGTATTCTGTCAAACTATTTGGCAATGATGATGGCACCTTTGGTCTTAGTATATCTGAAGTCGTTGTTAACACTTACACAGATAGTATATCTGATGGTGTGTCGCAACCTGGAATGAGGTCTTTAGCTGAAACAATAGACCCACCTAAAAGTCCAATAGCTGAGATGAGTGCTGGATTGAGTGATGATGAAATCCCATTCTAAGTCGTATTATTCGACACAAGAAGCAACTGAATTGATGTTTGGAGACACACCAAGCAATAGAAAAAGACTTCTCCGTTCCTTAAAGAATGGAGAGGTCAAAGGTAAAAAATTCGGTAAGAGATGGTTTGTATATTCAACTGAAATAAGGGGAGAGGACAATGAGAAAGCCTAGACAACTACCAACAATAAGAAGAACTAAAGCACAAATCGCTGTTGATCGCATGGAGCATAAATACAATAATTGCAAACTGTGTGGGGAAGCATTAGGTCGTGTTGAGAATAGAAGAAACACAGCCAAGATGTGCGGTGATTGTAGAGGTTACGGAACTGGTGGAAACATTGAAGTCAAAGAACTTTATAGAGAGTTATCCAGCAGACAAATAGAACCAGCAGAAGATGAAATGGTTTTTGAAGATAGCCTGATTGCTGTCAATGAAGTTGATGACATGAGGTACATAAGAGTACAGCCAGAAGTAAACTTTGGCGGTTCTGGGTTAGCTGAAATCATGGGAGAAAGTTCGGCTCACCATAGATACAAAGATGAATCTGAACAGGCAAAAAAAAGATACAGCTACAGAAACGGAAAGGCTTAAACAAAGATTACTTTTTTTTCTTCATCTTCTTTTTAATTTTCTTGGTAGACTTTTTCGGAGGTCTACCTTTTTTACTTCCATAAGTACCAATACCATAAGGCATATCTTTCTCCTCTATTTTATGAACACTTCCACCTACGTCTAGCTGCTTTACCTCTTGGACCTGTCCAGCCTTTAGACCTAGCACAAAAACTCTTTCTTCTTTTAGCATCTTTACTACCAGCTTTAGCTTTACCTGTAACTGGTGCTTTTAATTTACTTCCTGTGGCACGATTATACTTAGCTCTGCCTTTTGCAGTAAGACCACCGCCTTGTTTAACTGATCGTTTTTCTCCACGACCAACAGAAAGATTTACACTTTTCTTTTTCCTAGCCATCAATTAATCCATGTCTATAACCATTAAGCCTATCGTATGTAAGCACTTCTTTTCTTGGTTCTTCAACGTAACTACAATGAATCCAGCCACTATTACCACCAGTATAACACTCTAATATTAGCTGGTCGAATGGTAAGTTCTTTTGAATCCACACAGCTAAATCATAATTACTTACACCAGCAACCTCAAAGTCTGCCGCCTGACCCTTACAATGCTGGCTATCCTTAGAAGAACCTATCGCTATTGATAACTCAGGGCATCTGTAGCCTGACGATATAACAAACGATCCATACTCATTACGAATAGGTTGTAATATTTTATCAGCTAAAGCTCTTAAATTAAAGATAGCATCAGCATCAGGATCGTTTGGTATTCCTCGTCTTTCTGCTGTTTGGCTCTTGCACAATTCATAAAGAGTAAAGTTTTTTGACAGTTCCATTATTTTTTCTTTGCTGTTTTTGCTGCTCGTTTAAAATTCTTAGCTGTTGGTGCACCTTTAGACCCAACCTTTCGCATTGTTTCTTTAGAACCAGCTTTAATTCTTTTTCTTTTTGCGTGAATGTTTGAATATAATCCCATATTATTTACTTTCTTTGCTTTCTTTTTAATAATTTAACGTGCTTGTTATAAAAATAATTGCTTATTTTACCAAAAAACTTAGATAATTTTAACCATTGCCACATCATTTTATTAATCCTTTCTTCTAAATAATTCTATATTAGGTTCATCCATGCCAATCTCTGTATAGCTTTTAGCAATAACTTCCTTTTCAATCTCAGGTAGATATTCTTCAGATGGAGTTCTTGTCATATGCACGTTAATTAAAATAGAATCCTCTAAAGCATAAACAGCTTTCTTAGAACCAGCAGGAGATGGAAACGTTTGAGGTGCTTCTACAGTTATTCTATCCGTAAATTCAGAAGTAACTATTATCTTACCTTTAAGTAAAAATGATAGATGAGAATGTCTATGTATCTTTCCAACAGCGGTTACACCTTTAGGTATAAACATTTCTCTGGCGTAAACACCAGCGTTATATTCCTCTAAGTATTCTGAAAAATGGTGCGTTAATGTTAGCTGACCTTTCGCATCTTCCGCTTCACCTTTAGCAATGGCTCTATTTAATTCTTCTTCATATTGCGTAACTGAAGCTTTTAACATGGCTGGATTATTCGATTTCATTTGGTTAATCCTTTGTACTTTTCAAAACTGCGGAGTCCGCCAAGCCCTAGCATCCCCATTAACACAGTCATCAACGATCCCATGTCAAACGTAGGCAATTCTGGAATAACAACATTCAAATAAGCACATACAAATAAAGTAACAGGTGCTAGGACAAAATGCCAACAAAGAGCAATTCCGCATGTCCAACCTATAAAAGGTCTCCATCCGCTTACGAAGATGGATTTGTGCTGTGCTTCTGCCTTGTTTATTTCTATCTGACCTTTGGCAAGTTCTTGTGCATGAGACTCTGCCATTGTTGCCACTTCATGTGCCAACTTATTCTTCATGTCTTTATCTTCTATAAACTTTCCAAGAAGATTAGAGACTGGACCTATTAACGCTGTGAGCATTTACATTCCTTTCCTTTAAAACGACTATCTATCCACACCTTGCCATAATAAAGAACAAATAACCAAAATGTAAATAAAATTCCTTCTATATAACTTAGATCATTCCAAGCGTCTAATACCATATTTTCCATATTACTTCTCCTTAATAGATTTGTATTTTTGTTGAGTCCACTTCTGGAACTAACTTACAGAAGCATTGATAGGTCTTCTCTTTCTTATTCTTCATAATAGTTTGTCCATGTAAAACATTCTTAAAGGACATGCAAGTGTTAGCGTTTTCAAAATGTAGCCCTCCTTCTGGTGCTCCAGATAAATAGCACACCAATAAAAATGCAGGTTTCACTTCTTATTCATCCATGCCGTTGTTCCCATATAGGCTCCAACTATACCTGCACCTGATAAATAAAACAAATTACTTATATCCGACAAAGCTTTTACTCTTTCAATATCAATGATAAACATAGCTAACGTAAACGCACCCATAGCTATTAAAGTTGCTCTTGCCATTCTTAGTTGAGCTAACTGTTTTCTTAATAAAGTCTCAGTTTCCTTCATTACTTTAGCGTTTTCTAGTTCATCATCTGTGACTATTCCATCACCATCAAGGTCATATTCGTTATACTTGCTTCCATTTTCTAACTTTTTACTCATTTAGCAATACTCCTTAAACTTTCCATCACAGAATCAATAGATGGCTGTTTACCATTTGGGTCTAAAACACATTTGTATTTGCGTGGGCATCCATTTGCTATGTCTGTAAAATCTAGTGTAAAGGTCTTTTGTGCACCTTGATAGATACAAGCCATTTTATCTTTATACACTTTACGTTTTTTTAATCGACAAGTGGTCATAGTAGGAAGAACAATTATGCCTTTTTGTATCTTTTGTTGCCTGGTGTAATCTTTTGCATAAGCTTTAAAATAAAAAAGAAATATCATAATAAGAACAGCCATAAGACAGAAAGCTATTCCAATAGTTTGAAATGTATCTATAAATTCTTTTTGTCGTTGGCTTGCTTCAATCCTTTGCAATCGGCTTGCTTCTCTTGCTTCTGCTATTTTATTAGCTCTCTCAGAGATTATCTCATCCCATGCAGTAGGTCCAAACCTAAGATTGATAATCATCTTTAGTTCTTGACGTTGTTCTTCTAACAATTTCCTATCAATAAAATCAGTAGCACTTGATTCAACCGAACCAAACTGTTGAGCTAAAGACATGCCTTTGCCTTGCTTTTTATTCATTTGAGATTCGCCAGTAAAGAACCCATCAATTTGTTGGGCTATGCCTTTGATATCTTTTACTGTGCTAATATTTTCTTTGATAAACGCTACTGATTTCTGAACAAGGGCAATGCCAGTAAGTATTTCCATCACTACCATGTAGCTACCTCACAAGTAAACCTATGAGTAACACAATAGCTGTGCCTGAAGTTCCTATCATAATATGTTCAATACGTTTAATTCTTAGTATAGTTTCTTTCCATCTTTCAGCACACACAGCTTCATGCGTATCTAAATGTGCTTTAACTTCTGATGCTTTAACCATTATTTACCTTTATATTTTATAATTATTTAAAAGGTTCTCCAACAAACCACACAACTAAAGAGTATCTTGTTCCTTTGGTAATAGGGTTTACTTTATGAACCATATATGAAGGGAAAGTAATAATTGTTCCTGCCTTTTCTTTTATTAAATCTGGAGATAAAGAATTTAAAAAAGTAAATTCACCACCCTCATAATCATTATTAAGAACTATTGTCATAGACAGTTTTCTAGTTTTTCCATGTAAAAATTTATTTTTTGGGTCATTGTATTTGGTAATTCCATTCCCATCATAATGATATTCATAATAACCACCAACATCATATTTTGTGATTTGCATTTCTTCAGCAGCATCTATATTAAAGTTCCATCCAGAATTTTTATTAGCAATTTCCATGTATTTAAAAACTAAATCATAAACCCATTGCTCCGTTGTCCAAACAATATCTGATTGTCTTATACCTTTACTTCGCTTTACTACTCCTCCAACAGTACCTTTTTCCCATTTTCCTTTACTTAAATTTATAATCCTTTTGCAAGTGATTTCATCTATCTCATTTGAGAAATTCCAACTACTATTCATTTGTATATTACTTTTAGCAATTTCATCTGAAACTTTTAACTTTTTCATATACTTATCCAACCTTTTGTGTTGTCTACTTGATAAACACCTTCATTCCATAAATACATATTCCCATCATCAGGATATGCTATAGGTGGAATCCATTGCCATGTATTTGTGTCTAATGTCCAACTTGCATAAGGTTGTGGTGCATAAAATACATCATTATCTTCGTCATAAGTATAACCTATCCCTGCATAGTTACCTCTTATATTATTATTGTATGATGTACGCTTACAGACTTGATTACGTATTTCTCCATAAAATTCTTCCCAATTATGGGTTGTGTCAGTTTCATCTTTACCAACGATAACTTCTGTAACAATATTATTTTCATTTAAAAAAGCATAATGTGCCATTAGAATACTATGCTCCCCGTTCCTGCTGTAAATGAGTATATGGTATTTCCACCTGATTCTGTTCTCTCATAAGTCAAACCTGCACCTATAGAAGCAATATCATCAAACTCTGATGAATAACTAACAATTACAATACCAGAACCACCAGCTAGACCATTCCAGGATGCAACATAACTTCCTGCGTCTCCATCAGAAGCACCACCACCACCGCCTCCTGTGTTAAGACCACCAGCAATAGCAAGAGTAGCTCCAAAACTTCCAGCACCACCACCTCCGACACCACCAGCAGTTAAGCTACCACCAGCACTATGCGAACCACCAGCACCACCACCAGCGTATGTACTACTTGAGCCACTAATAGATGATGCTGTTCCTGCACCACCAGCACCACCTTTTGGTGGATTTGGACTGCCTGTTGGACCACTGCCTGAAGCAGATGCACCACCTCCACCAGAACCAGCCCTATCTTGAGCACCTACATTACCACCAGCGTTACCTTGTGAAGGTGAAGTTGATGGCGTATTTCCTGCACCACCACTGTGAGCTGGTCCACTAGATTGCCCTGCACCACCACCACTACCACCAGCAATACCATTAAAGCCGTATCTCGCTCCACCACCACCTCCAGAAGAAGTTATTGTGGAAAACACACTATCTGAACCAGAATTGCCCATAACAGGAGAGGCATTTGTTATTCCAGCTCCACCAGCTCCAACAGTAACAGTAAGCGTTCCTTCAACTGCGAAACTAGTTGCAGTACGAAATCCACCAGCTCCACCACCACCAGAATTTGCACCACCACTAGTTCCACTACCACCACCACCAGCGACAACAAGGTAGTCTACTGATGTTGCAGGATTACCACGAGATGTAAAAGAGCCAAAGCCAAGTGTATTATAACCAAACATAGTCATGGTTTAGCTCCTACGCATCATTTGCTGCATCTGTTGTGAAGAATATTTTAATGCCAATAAGTCTAACGGCTCCAGTTTGCCCTGCTGTACCTGAATCATTACTTATTTGGAAAAAACAAACATCATCTACTGTTGGACTTCCTTTTATTTTAAGAGCACCACTTTCTGCCGAAACCATTAAATCATTTGATGTAGTAGAGTGAGCTAGTGCAGTTGTAGCTACTGGTCTAACAGTTGCATCATCTTCATCTTCAAGAGCAAAAGCTAAATTAATAGTTGCATCATTTTGTATGGCTACCCCAGACATTAGCCATATGACTGTTCCTGCATTTGTTCCTGTTACAGTCCAAAAAGGTTGATATGTTATTGTTCCTTCATTCCATGATTTAGGAAATGCCACACTAAATTGAGCAAATTTATCTGCTGCTGCTGCAAAATCTAAAACTTTTAAATCAGGTCTTAACGCTGTTGTTTCAGCTTGAGTTAAAGCCGAACAGCCATTTGTTGTACTTGGATACATAGCACCTGCTGGAACCCATATAGATTCTTTTCCTGCTGTCTTTGCTACTGTGCCATCTAATTGATTTATCTCTGTAGCACTAGCATCTATTGCCGCTAGTTTGGTAAAATCTGCTTGGACTAATCCACTAACACCATCTAATAAATTTAGTTCTGTTGCAGTAGAAGTTACAGCTACATTTTCATTTATTTTTGGTGCAGTTAAAGTTTTGTTTGTAAGAGTTTGTGTTCCAGCCAATGACACATCACCAGTCGCACCAGTAGAGCCAGTAGAACCAGTAGAACCAGTATCGCCTTTTAATCCAACACCAGTAAAATGAACTGACAATTCATCATCAGCCGAAAAAGTATTGTTACTAGCTAAATGAACAACAGTAATTTTATTGTAACCAGTTTCATCATCAACAGCCGCTGTTATTTTAAATCTTGCATAGGTTGAGCTATCATTAATATCAACAATATGAAGATATCCTTTTATAGTTGATGTGCTTGCACCCCATGTTGCAGTATCAGCTTGAGTAGCACCACCATTAGAATCAGCATCATCAATATATATTTCAGTTACACTTGCATACGTTGCATGATTAAAACGTAAGACTCCCGCTCCCGGGTCTCCATCAGTGGTTGAGGTTGCAAACTTATAGAAATATCCCGGGATAGCACCATCTTCACCACTAGCAACAAAGCTTAAAAAGATTTTATCGTTGTTGGCAAATGCTCCTGCACCATCAATGTACGTTAAAGCTAATTTTGTGTATCCACTAGCATCCGTAGCGGCTCCTGATACTTTCCATACTGCCCAAGTATCTAACGTATTAGACTTAGACATTCTAATTCTACCACGATTTGTATCATTGCCAGACACATCATCAAAGGATTGCACCCATGCACTAACATCTGTGCCATTGATTTCAGCATCATCCACATACGCAATTGCAGCAGAAGATAAAGTCGCATGGTTAAATCTTATAAAGCCACTTCCAGGATCAGCATCAGTTGTGGTTGTTGAATAAGTAAACTGTGCAGAGTCTCCACCAGCAGGTAAAAAATCAGCAATAGTTGTTAAATCTCCAGAGCTATCAAAGCCTAAAGTTTTGGATGCCCTATCTGCCGCAGCTTCAGTAAACTCAGCAGATGTAATTGTATTTGTTCTTGATACTTTGAAAGACCTATCTAATTCTTCTTGTTGTTGCTGTGCAATAAATGTAAGCCTATCTAACGCATCCTCATGGTCTTCCGCTGCAAAAGGATCATTAGCTGTGTAATCTGTAAGTTGTGTTTGGAGTATGTTTCTTCTAATAACAACAGTAACTCCACTAGCAGGTGCTGTTTCAAACACAACATTGCCACCAGTATCAACGCCAATATTTGTTACTGAATAATGGGTCGTTAGCTCTTGCACAGTTTCTGTGCCTGTCGCTGATCTAAGTATGACTGTTAAGTCAACCGCAGCGAATATTTTAAAGTCATAAGGAAAAGTTACGTTACTTCCATCTCCATCAGCACTTTTTATTGTGTTTTGGCTACTAACTGTCATAATTATCTCCAATAGCAGAAAAT